CCCTTGCTGTGACCGCCATAGCCGATAACCACATCGGCTGTTCCTGTGACGATATTCCTACCGCCTATGCTGACTGCATTTATAGCCGCCGTGATATCCGCCGCAGTCGCCGCGCCGACCTCTTTTGCAGTGTATGTAGGTTTTGTTGCAGCTTTCGCCCAGGCGGATATGTCGGTTGATTTCAGATATTCAGAAAGATCGACACTTGTAGTACCGAGATATCTCCATGCACCGTTATGCCATAAATATTCTTTCATAGCAGGCGCTGTATCTTTATCGTAAATCAAATACAGCACGTCTTCTTCACCGGTTTCCGGTCGCTTGTCCGTCACTAACGATATGCTGGACGGTATAATAAACGCATTAGTGCGTTCTTCCATTCGTGTGGTGCGAACAGACGAATGTGTCAGACACACCGCTGCATTATACTCTGCTTCTGTTGCAAAATCTATATACCCGCTTATACTATTGCCGGTAGCTACTTTGTTTGACGAATTAACATACATCAAAGATAAGGTAACTTGTAATCTGCCATACGGATGATTGTTTGTCGGTGCTATGATGCTTTTCCATGTTGGGAGTATTATAGGGTCAAACTGCACCGAATAATTTTTATAAACAGATGTTGTTGTCAATTCCGCTTTTTTACTTTCAAGACGATAGCTTTTAAACGCTTTCGAGTCGACGTTTACCAGTGCTACTTGAAAATCACAGTCCTCAATGATTTCTCCGGAAGCTGTTTTTGCAAATTTTTCAACCATTAAAGTCGGCGAAAAATCAAGAAAAACTCCCGGAGTGGCAATTGTCATACCGCTTCCCCAAAAAGTATATCCGTTACAAACGATACTGTTGCTGATATCTCCGTAGTAAATTTTTTCCTCTGAGGTTGTAACCGGCACATATTTGTGCACAAGATTTGCCGAAGCCTTATTATCTATGCGAAGTGTACACGGTGCAGGGATTGATATAGTTCCATCAGCGGTTACATCTATATTTTCACCTACTTTTACAATACCTGCTTTTGAAGCAGAGGCTATGTCGGGTTGCGCTTCCGCTGACAACGTTCCATCGGCGGCTATACTTAGGTTGTTGCCGACTTTTACAACCCCCAAAGTGTCTGCTGAAGCAATAGAATTTGAAAAATCAAACCCTCCTCCGGTCGTAATCCCACCCTCCACATGAAGTACTCCGTCTCTGCCTAACCAAAGAGCATCTCTCCTTTTGCTTTCATTACCATATCCTACAGCAAAAATAGCGTAAGTATTTTCAGTGTTATATTTTCCAACTGCAAAGCAGCCCGAGTTTGATATAAGATGATATCCAAAAGCGAAACTGTTATTTATGGCACTGTTATATTCACCAAATGCAATGCTGCTATTGCCCGTTAAACTTCCTATTCCAAAAACAAAACTTCCATCACCTGCTTTGTTTTTGCTTCCTAACGCAACCGAACAATCACCACTTGCGACACACTCGTTTCCGTGTGCAAATGAACGCCCTCCACTTGCTATACAGCCTTTGCCTCCTGCGTGCGAGTAATTTCCGCTTGCTGTTGATTTATATCCTTCCGCGTGAGCGTATTGCGCCGACGGAGCGGTATTGTTTTCATAGTCGTTGAATATTTCCGATGTTCCGTTTTCTCCGCAAGCTCTGCCAACGCCTTCTTTTGTGCCCGCGGCAATCTTATTATTAACAATCTTCTGCGTATTTCCTGCCGTTGCCTTGTTCAGTACATTAAGCACTTTCAGCTTTTTATCACCGCATACATAGCTTTGCGAGTGCTTGCCATTTGCGTACTCGTCCGTGATCTCGGTTATTACGGTATTGTATTCAATGCCATCTATGCGGATAGATACCTTCTGTGCAAGCTCAGGCTCATCCTCATCGTCCATAAACAGCGGCTCTATTTCAAAATCATCGGATATAACATATTCTTCCGCCGCCTTTAGCGCGTATCTGTCTATTTCGGATACGCTGTCAGTATCGACATCTAATACTACTTCCTTACGTTTTACGCCGCTTGCGGTATCATCAGGGCGCTTTACGCATTTCACTGTAACAGCGTCGCCGCTACCGACAACCGCATATATAGCGTTTTTATAAGCCGATGTTCCGTCCTTGCGTGTATAGCTCTTGATATTATACCTGCTCTCGTCTATGATGATAGTAGGTTTATCTTCGCTAGACTCCATATGCGGATTATAACTGTCGCCGTCTTCTGCGTTATCGTCAATAATCAGCCGCATATCGTAAAAATGCGTCTTGCAGTTTTTTAGCAGATTAAAAATTGCCGTACTAACAGGCTCAAGACGCGTCATATAGCGATCGTCCTGAATACCCGTCAGCGGCGGGTCTGCGTTAATCTGATTAACCGGCATCGTTATACCGAACATACCGTATATCTGCCTGTCGCTGTCTGTAGTGTTTACGATATTATAATTGATTATATCCGAGATGCACGAAAATGTAGTGCCGCTCGTGACGTAATAGCCGTATGTTCCCTTGTCTTGTTCTTCCTTCGGAAAAAGCGTGACACGAAGTGCAAACAGATACTTCAAGTCATAGCCTGTAACTGTTATCGTATCGTCTTTTTTCTCAACGTCGGTAACGTACAGAAACGTACCGACTACGATACGTTTTGTAGGATCGCCGTCTATATACGTCTGCTTTATTTTCTCGCCGACTATCAGCATACGATCAGGCTGTATGCAGTCGGTTTCATCGGCGTGTGTAGGTATCACCATCTCGAAGCTTCCGATGTCGTATGCCCTGCGCGTATACTTGAAGCTTGTAACATCAGATACGATACCGACAAGGTTCTGTGAAAACTTCGGCTTTTCTTCCGATAAAAAATTGTATACTCTTACGATCATCAGATACTCCTTACATAATCAAAACGCACCAGTTTTGCTTTAATCGTGCCCGCTGTTGCGTTATTTTTTATCGTTAACGTGTTATATCCCGGGTATACATATTGAGATGTCGATTTTACCAGATCGATAAATGCTCGCTGAGTGGGAGGAATATATACCTTGCCGAGTAGTCCCCAGTCGATATTTACCGTTTCGCTTGTGCTCAGATATTTTGTCAGTTGAAGTTCTCCGGTTACCGTTTTGCTACCCCGCTGGGGCTCTTTCCCGGTAATACTCATATAGCTGTACGGTATCGCTTTATCCTGACCGCTCAGCGTAATTATAGCTGAATGCGTGTCAGTTCCCGACATCAGTACGGTTGCCGAAACATACAGCATAGCAGGTATCTTTTCTTCTGTACCGGCGGTAAAACTGATATCCTGCGTTGTACCTGCGTCAGCAGTCAATTCTACATCATCGGCTTTAACGCGCCAGAATGGTACATAAGATAATATTGATACCTTTGCCGTGCACAGCACTCCTACCTGCCGTTCTACTGCAGGCAACTCACTGACAACACCCTCGATCTGATATGTCTTGCCGGTGCTGTTCGTGTATTTCAGCGTACCTTCGACTCCGGCGGGAAAGTACCGCAGGAGTTTTCTGCGAAGCTCGTACATCGTAGCCGGCTTTCCGCTGCGAGGAAGCAGAGCGATTTCTGCGGTGATAGTACGGATGTTTGCTTTTGCGCCGTAAAATCCCGCACCGTCGAAGCCGACACGCTCGGAGCTGTCATGCTTATATCCGAGCGCATTTCCCTCAAAGCTAAGCAGGTGAAGCGGTATGTATCCGTCGGCATCAGACGATGTATTAACATCATCGATAGTCACTGCAGTGCCGAGAACGGTTGAAAATGTTATTTTTTCCATACTATTACCTCCTATCTGATTACAATATCGTCCATCAGCGCGTCTTTGACCGCTTTCGTTATCTGAGCCATTGTCAGAGCCGTACCGATAAGATTGACATTTGCTGTGTTATTTCGTGTGTTGTCGTTGTTGACTATGCTTTCAACGGTTTTTGAGCCGTCAGCCATAGCCGACATTATCTGCTGTACGGTTTTCAGACTTTCGTTGATTGCGCTGATCTGATTGTTATAACTTTTCTGCTCGCTTTCGTATTTAGCATTTGCGGCATTTTTGCGCTCCTGTGCATTTCTCTGCCATTCCTTTTCCGCTTTATCATCATACAGCCCCTGTAGTTTTTTCTCCATCTGCTCACGGGAGAACTCGTCAAGCTGACCGTATTTCAGCTGAGCCTTGACTTCATTTATCTGCTTTTCAAGCTCGTTGTCCTCGTTCAGACGCTTGCGGGCTTCGATTTCATCGTCAATCGCCTTTATAGTAGCGTCACGAAGCTCTTTCTTTGCTTCAAGTTCACGCTTTATGAGGGCTATTTTCTTGTCTGCTTCGGTCTTGTATGCCTCCGAAGCTTTCTTAAACTCGTTATCGGAACTGCTTGACGATGAAGAGCTGCCCGAACCGCTGAAGCTCCCTGCTTCCATGTATGTATCAAAATTGTCATACATCGCCTGCAGTGCATCACGCTTGAGCTTATCGGTATTGCCCTCTATTTCGGCAGAGATAATCAGCTTTGAGTATTTCGCCATACCTGCGGCATCATTTGCCTTAAAGGCTTCATCGTACTTTTTCTGATAATCATCTGATTCGGCAATTTTAGCGTCGTACTCCGCTATCTGTGAAGCAAGCTTTGCCTTTGCAAGTTCCTTGTACGCTTCTGTGTTCAGCTTTATCTTGCCTGTTTCGTTGTCAAGGCTGACACACTGCGTATACCCTGCGTCTATCAGCTTCAGCATAGTGTCATAGGATATATTGCCGTTCTTCCCCTGCTCTGCGTAGGCGGAAGCCAGCTCATCAAGATTTTTTATAAGATCTGCTGTGCTGTCGGTGAGTTCTTCGGTGGTTTTTATGTTGTTGTTTTTGGTTTCGGTGTTTTCTTCGGTTTTCTTCGTTGTGGTTTCCGTTGCGGTGGCGAGGAGGGCTTCATCTTCGGCGGCTTGCTTGGATAAATTTGTATACTCCTTGTGTTTTTCGGCGACTATGTTGTATATTTCTGATTCTTTCTGTCCTACCGATTCAAGATAATGAGCATAATCTAAATACGCCTGCGCTTTTTCGGCAAATGTATCACCGCCGATTATTACGGCGGGCGCTGTTGCGCTCATACCCATTCCAAGAGGCGCATTTCCGATTTTTATATTTGGATTAGTTATAGAGCCGTTTTTAATGCCATTTATTCCAATAATAGCAGATTCACTGCCACCAAGCTTATTTCCCATTAAATCTGACGTTTCTGAAATTACGTCATCAGTCAACGCTCTCTGTGCCTGATTATTCTTATTTACAGCCGCCTGCGCTTGAATCCTTGCATTTTCTCGCTCCGCTTCTGTTGCTTCTTGTAACTTCTTTATATTCTCGGTATAACTGTCATTCACAAGATCTATAGCGTCCTTAGTATTGCCGTAGGCGCTGTTAAGCTGTTCCTGCAAGTCTTTCAGTGTTTGTGTTTTCTCGGCGGCGGACTGAACTTTAGTAGAAGCGTCCTCATATTTTGACATTACTTCTTCAAGTGTTTTAGCTTTATCAGCAGATTTCTGCGCTTCGTCAGACAGCTCAGAAGCCGCCTGTGTCAATTCTTCAACGGACTGAGTAGCATTATTTGTAGTGGTTACAAGGGTTGCCACAGTTGCTATGACTGATAATATGGCTGCACCGATAAACGCATACTGATTTGCCGCACCGACAGCGTTGAATGCCGCCTGCGCTGTGGTTGCCGCCTTTGTCGCAGTTGTAAAGCTCCTTATCGCTGAAACTGTTGCGCTTATAACATTACCTATTCCAATGCCGATTTTAAATGTGCCAAGAGCCACAGCCCCCGCTATTATCGCTTCCTTGAAGTCAAGCCCTACAGAGATAGCCTGCTTCAGAAAAGCGATAAGGTTTTTCAGCAGTACGCCTACTCCCTGTGCCCATCTGTCGAGCGTTCCGTCCTCCTCCCATTCCGCTAAAAGATCGGACGCTTCCTGCAGTGCCGACTTTACTTCTCCGAAAGCGCCCTCGCCCATTTTACGCATAAATTCGGACAGATTATCCAGCAAGGTACTGAGCATACCCTGCATAGTCTGTGACTGCTTTTCCATCATTCCCGCAAACTTTCCGTTGCCTGTTGTAAGCCCAGTTATAGCCTTGTTCAGATCGTCTATGCCGACCTTGCCTGCGGAAACCATCTTGGAAAATTCTTCACCTGTCACGCCTATGCTTTCGGCAAGTGCTGTCTGAAGCGGTACTCCTGCTTCCGCCATCTGCCTTAATTCTTCGCCTGTGACCTTGCCCTTTGCAAGCATCTGACCGTATGCAAGCGTTATTCTGTCCATTTTTTCGGCGTTACCACTTGCGAGATCTCCGAGTTTTGTCATAGTGTCGATAAGGTTGCTTTCGTCCGCGCCGTAACCCATCAACAAAGTGCCGCTGGATATTACATTATCCAGTGTAAGCGGTGTCTTAGCGGCGAACTCACGCATTTCCGCTATCATTGCCGACGCTTTTTCGGCAGAGCCGAGCATAACTTCAAGCGAGGTTGTATACTGCTCCATTTCAGCATTTGAGCCTATGAGTAAATCCCACAGCTTTTTACCACCGTAAGCCGCTATAAAGCCGGTTATCATAGTTTTCAACTTATTCATTTCGGTTGAAACACTTGATATTCCGGATTTATGATTTTTTAGCTCGCTTGTAGTTTCTTTAAGCTCGGTTTTCAAGTCAATCTGCTCAGCTTTAAGCTGTGCGGCTTTAGTCCGTGCTTTATCGAGAGCTTTTTCAAGCTCTGAAATTCGAGTTTTTTGTTCCTTTGTAACCGTGCCGTTTTCTTTTTCGGCTTTTTTCAGCTCATCAAGCTCTTTTTGATACTCCTTAGCTTTTTTGTTTGTGTCCGCGATCGCCTGTTTGTTGAGCTCAAGGGCTTTGTTAAGCTCAGTGAGCTGTGCTTTTATTTTCTGTACGCCCTTAGAAAATTTTGTACTGTTTGCCCCGAAATTCGCAGTAAGTTCCTGTGCCATTATTTTTTACCTCCTTTTTCCCACAGTTCTTCTATTTCGTCACGGAAGCGGTTTTCCGCAAGTTCCGTGATTGCTTTCTTCTTTGATATAAGCGCCGCTCTGATGTGCGAGTATGACTGCACAGCGCCTATTTTTCTGCCGAGCTTATCCCTGCCGCCTTTCTTGCGGCTTTTCTTGCCCGGTCTTCCAAACTCGATAATCACGCTTTCAGGGTGCGCTTTTATTGCGGCTGTGTCATATCCGGCTTTTACCTTGTACAGCTTGCCTGTTTTCGTTATCTGCTTTGACAACAGACCGCTGAGCTTTGTCGGAGAGCCGTCTTTGTTTGACCTGCCCTGCAGCATTCGCCGTTCTTCGTCTATCAGCTCATTACCGACTCCTTCAAGAATTTCGGGGATAATCTTGCTGTTCAGCTTGCTGTCCATTTCGTTTACTACTTGAATGAGATTTTTAAGGTCCATTCCGGACAAGTCAAGAGTGAATAAATCATCGGACATTTTATCGCTCCTTTCAGAAATTTGGGTATAAAAATACCGCTCCAAAAGGGGCGGTATAATTATTAAATTGATTGATTTAAATTAACGTCTTAAAGCGTTCCACAGCCTTATCATTATACATAAAGCTGTCAACCTCTTTATTGCTGTACTGTGATTTGGAACGATACCAAGTACCGTATTCTTCGGTTTTCATACCATACTGATTTGACAGCTTACCGATTTTCTGTGCGGATACACCAAACATCTCGCCTATTTCAGTAGCGGTATACATCTTCTGTTCAGACTGAGGTAGCGGTATAAGCTGAAAGCCTGTCAACGCTTCGGCGGCTTTCGCTACCAGTATATTTTTGTATTCCGAAGAAAGCGTATCAACTTTTGCGAGTTTTAAAAACGCATTCGATAACCGCACTCTTGCATTGGTTTCCTTTATCTCAAGCGCCTTGTTCGGTTTTGCATTATACTGACCCGTCTTTCTTATTGTCGGTAAGACTTCGGAAGTCACCCATTTACGAAACGGTTTTGCCTGCGGCTTATCGGAACGAAGAATCACATTGTATAATCCGCTTTCGTTGATAACATTAACCTTGCCTTGACGCCCTATGTTAAACATAGACCGTTCATCTTCATCAAGGCGTGAAGCCGCCTGCGATACATTAGATATTCCTAAAGCGACACATACATCTGAAAGTACCCACCAAGCTTCACCGTCTTTTTCCACCGTTCTGACCTGTGAGCCGTTATAATCGAATGTCTGTAACTCGTTCATGCGCTCACCGCCTTTTTATCGTTAGCCTTGCTTTCTCTTGCTTCCTTAAATGCTTTCTCTTTAATTTTCTCAAGATTACCTGCATTCTCGGTCGCAATCATAGCGAGATAGTGAATGAAATCAGTGAAATCTGACAATTCAACTTCTTCATTAGCTATAGCGGCAAGTCTCATCAGCTCTATGCCCTGCGCTATAGCCGTGTTTTTGTTCGTAGCTTCTTCGAGTTCCATTAAATTACTCATAATATTACTTCCTTTCTAACTTGACAGGAAGGCTCTATCCGAGTATAATAGATTTCAGATAGAGCAATCTGTCTGGTGGGCGAGTTTGTTTGTACTTTTAGCGGAGACAACAAACTCGCTTTTTTATTTTTTCTTCTCAAGTAATTCTATGCCTTGCATTATAGTTTCCGTACGATTAAGACCTAAACGCTCTGAACATCTTGTTATGCGTTCTGCTTCGCCTTGCGATATTCGTAAATGCAAACTGACATTTCTGGGTTCTTCGCTTTTAATCGGTCTACCCATTTTTTTCTTGCCGTTTTCGCTTATTTTAATCACACCCTTTCTTGACAGAAAGGAGCAAGCCGTGATATAATAATATAAGCAAGGCGGCGGCAAGTCCGCCGAGCTTATAGGTTTTGGTAGAAGTCCTGCTTTACTTGAGCAGGGCTTCTATTTTTTTAAGTGCTTCGTCTTTGTCTTTGCTGTCTTTGATTATCTGAATTATCGCTTTAATCACAAGTCTTACAGTATCGTTCATTTCGTCCATTTGTTTCTCCTTTCTCGGCTTGCCCCGTTATTAGTGGCTTTCTATTTCCACTGTCATTATTATAACATTTGCGTACGCAAAAGTCAAGAGGTTTTTGAAAAAATTTTTTCGCATAAGAAAAGCACACCCTTTCAGATGTGCTTGATCTTAAAGTTTTGTCCATACCGTAATTTCTATATTACAGCCATACGATGCGCCGTCGCCGCCCGTTATTTTTGCGATAGTGCCTGTTATTGCACCGCCATTATCTACGATAGGCGCTAAGTCAGCCGCCAGCTCAGCTCGCAAATATCCGATTTTTCTGCCGTTGCACTCAACCCTTATAGCATTGTCGTCATAAGGATTATCTGCTTCTCTGACAAAACATAAAGGTAAGCCGCTTTTTAATTTTGGCAATATAAGCTGTATGCCGTTATGCGTTACGCCGGCTACTTTCGTGAAAAACGTATCATATTCAGTCAGTCCGCTTGTAACATTTTCAAAAGTCTGCTTTTTCTTCGCATTATATTCTTCTTCGGTTATTGCACCGTCATCAAGCAGTTTTTTGTACTTTGCTATCTCATCTGCCGCACTTATAGCCTGAGCAGGAGCGGCATTTTTGCTTTCATTGTCCGCAATCATAGCTGTAAACAAAGCACTGGCTTTTTCAGCACAATCCTTCATCGTGTTATATGTAAAAGAATCTGCTTTAGTTGCGGTGTTAATGAAGTTTATTCTTTCAAGTGTGCCGTCTTTCAGATACACATTGATATATAGTGCCGTAACAACAGTTACCCGTTTTGCTGTTGAAGCTCCTGCCACTGCTCCAACACCGCCGAATAGCAATCCACCGGCAACAGCCCTTGAAAATGCGCCTTTTCCTTTAACAGTGTTTTCATTTACAACAAGCTCATAGTCAATTACTTCGTTGAAGTTGCGAATTTTAGGCTCACCAAAATAGTTTTTTACCCACCAGACAGAATTATTTTTATCTACTTTAAGATCACCCAATTCATCGGTAGCCTTGTAACCGCTTTCTTCAATATACTGTTTGTTTAGTTTGCTACGTTTTATTGAATAACAAAACAAATTTATACACGCCCACAATATAAACAGCATAATTATAATAAATATGCCATTCACGATATTGGTTGCGGAATCAGTAGTCAACAATTTCAAATACATAAGTATTTCCTCCTTTTCTGCCTACTGCCTACATTATACAGCAAACAGACAATATTGTCAATACTGCACAAACACGCCGCAATCGCCGTTGAGTATCTCCTGCTGAAGCAGATACACCGCATTTATCAGCGACACCACCATATCGACCTTACCCGCAGAGCGTTTTTTATTGACGTACTTGTTCAGGTTCGTATCCTCTGTACATCGTGCGTTGCTGAAGTTAATCTCAAGCAGTTCATTCTTTGCAAACACTATATTTCCCGTGAGTATCTGCTCCTTGAGCCACTTTGTCGGAGCGTGGAGTACGCTTGAATGTTGCCGTATTTCTACGCACTCTATCGGATCATCGGCGCTTTCAAGCTTCTGCACTGTTGACAGCGCATTCCAGCGGTCAAAGCCGAGTTGCGCAATAATAACGCCGTACTTTTCTTTCAGCGTCAGTATGTAATTCTCGACAAAGCCGTAATCTATGATATAATCGCCACACGCAAAGCAATCACCGTTTGCAATATGCGTCTTGTAATTAACGTGCTCCTTTACCGATTTTTCCTCCACCTTTTCGGCAGGAATAAATGCTACCGATTTAACATATGTCTTGCCCTCGTGATAGCATATCATAGCGAGCGCCGTGTTATCCTCTGTCTGTGAGAGGTCAAGTCCGAGATAGACTATCTTCCCCCTCCAGAACTCGTTAGGCACGTCCTGCGAGCAATTCTGTACGGATATGAGATCAACATATCCCTCACTGCCTACGCCCTTGTACTGAATGTTACAGTGCTTACAGAGAAAGTTCTCACGCTTGTTTTCGTACAGTACGGCAAGCTGGCGGTTGTCTTTAAGTTCGGAGAACAAGTCCGCATTATCAACAGCTACAGGGTTCGACTGGTACAGCACGCTGTCGTTTGTTTTCCAGTCAGGCACAAGTTCAATGTCCGGCTCGTAAAGCAGTGCAAAATATTTCTTGCCGGAACTGTACACCCCGTCAAGCTGTTTCTTGGCTATGTCGATTTCGTCTTTTAAGCCGTTATCATCATTCGGATACTGTGTAGAGATCAGTATTCCAAGCTTGCTCTTAAGCGTGATCTGCGAGGAACGCATTGCTTCAACCGGATAACCGTCCATAGCACCGACCTCATCGGCAAGAAACAAGTGAGCCAGTTTACCGTCAAGTCCATCTTTACTATAAGCAAGCGGAGTATACTCCGTATCACACATCAGACAGCGTATCTCAGACCGCATAACCTTGAAATGCTTCTCAAGCAGCGGAGAGGATTTTATAATTTTCTTGATAGCTACTTTCAGCTCGCTCGACAGCTTTAAATCGGGAGCTACAGAGAACAGACGGGAAAATCTCGGCAGCGTCAGCATACCGATGATGAATATTACCGCCGCTGTGAACGTCTTGTAGTTCTTTCGGGCAATTTCGAGTAACCCTGTGCTGTAATACAGCTTTCCGTCTGTTTTCGTGCAAAGCACCGCATAGATAAAAAGCAGGCTGTAATCTTCAAGCGATGAGTACATATCACGGCTCAGATCCGGGTGCTGTATAGCTTTGAGCAGTGCGGTTATCTTGTTCCATTCCTGAACATCTACATAACCGTCATCGACAGCTTTAAGCCATTCGGCGCACTGTTTTCTGACGTATCTTCCGACCTTACCGGAGCTGTCCTGCGATGCCCACACGGCGTATTTGTACGCACGGCTGTCTTTAATCGTCATACTGTACAAACCTCTCTGTCGGGGCTTTGTACCCCATAAACGTTGCGTAGTCGTTCCATCTGTCCGTTATTTCGTACAGTGTGGAATACATAAACTCTTCCCCCGTCCGTCCTATGATATCAAGAAACAGATTACGGAGTTTCTTGAAATCGGGCTTTTCTTCTGTCGGCTTACTTCCCACTATCGGCGCAGGAAGTGCGGCGGTAGTTGCGGCAAGCACTCTGTCCTGCAGGTATTCCTGTGATAACTGTGTTGTTAGGTCGGACACTATTTCGGAACGCTGTGCCGAGCTGAACCCCAGTTCATCAAAGCAACACCGAAGCCCCGCTCTGATGTAGTCAAGCGGCAGAGGAAATGTCAGTTCAAACGGGCTGATGCCCTTTTCTTCCGCTTCTATAAACGCTTTTATGTCATATCGCAGATATAAAGTATCTGTGATGTAAATTTTCTTGTTTAAAAGTTCTGTGAACATTGCATTTTCTCCTATAATCTTATAAATGACTATTGACATTTTTGCTGTATTGAGATATAATATTGATAGTAGATGTAATGTCTATGAAGGAGAGATGAACCTCTGCTATTTTGGCGGGGGGGCATCTCTTTTTTTATATCTGCTTATACCTGATTACTCTTATATCGCTCTCAGATTTTACAATCATTATATCTACCTCTATATCTCTGTGCCATTTCATTCGCTTTTCAATAATGCCGAGCAACGTTTTTTCTTCAACGTTAAACTTTCTGCAGTCAAGCATTACTCCTCCGGGATTTTCCGATATTTGATTTATGCCTTTTCGTAAAGCGCTGTTAGCGGCTTTTTCGGACGAAAGACTTTTCAAATCCCAAAGTTTAGAATTCCATATATAATCGGGTGTTTTCACATGGTTTTGATTTTGCTCGTTCAACAAATGTATATCTCCGCCCATTTTATTATGTAACCACTGTGCAAAAGCGATTTCTTCCTTATGTGTCTGAAGATTATACCCAACATCGTATGTCAGCGAGTCCTCTCCCGGAGTGGCTCTGTTTTTATATTCCTCTGTAACATCAATATACTGCTTTCCGAATGTAAAACGACCTGTTACAGGGTCGTGGTTTTCATTATGCCTTAGCAGCATTCCTATCGCTTCAAGGCATCTTTCCTCTATATCCGCAAGGAACGGATCGTAAAGTTCACTGCGACACAATTCAAGCAGTTCTATGTATCTTAATATTAGCTCCATTTTTCACCTGTAGATAATTTTCGGGGCAGTTTCCCGCCCCGTCATATCTGTACTTTTTTACGCTTCAGTCACGATAATGCCCGAAGCGGTCGCAAACCATGCGTCAATGGTTGTCTTATCTGTTGTAGGATCAAGTCCCTTTACACAGTACATATCAACGCCGGTGTTGATAAGAGCCTTGTAGTTTGCCTGCAGTGCAAGGCTGTTAAATGTAACGCCGTTCTCGTCTGTCGTCTGTACGTTCTCGCCCTGTGAAGTAAACTTGCACTTGGGGAATTTATACAGGTTTATCTTGCCGTCCGATGTCATAGTGCTGTAGATGCACATTACATCGGGTACAACATCGTCCTTACCGCTTTCAAGTACTCCTGTTGTTGTATTTACCTTTGCGCCGAAAAGCGCTACCTCGTCGGCGGAGTTAGTGTTTACGATTGTTACGTCAAGCGTACCGCCTGCCTTAGCTACATAGCTGTCAACCTCAACGCCGCTTGCATACTGCGATGCGCTGTTCATTTTTGGCGTATACTTTGTTGTGATAAGTATGTCCTTGATCTCAGTCACATCACCGTATGTCAGTGTATCGGCATTATCCGTTGTAAGCGGTGCATACGCAAAACGCTTGGTGCATACAGCGGACTTGCGGTCTGTGCCCTGTGTTACTTTTGCCATAGTTATGTCCTTTCCTCATAGAGCGTAAACTCCATGACTAAAATTTTTCTGTTTGGATAAACATCAAACTGCGATAAATCGGTAGTGCCGGTAAAAATGCCGCCTACATTCTCTATCGCCGTCTGTGCTTTATCATACAGTTCTGCATCTGCCTGTGGCGAGAAAACACTCACAGACAAGGCATACTGCCGTATATTTGCCCTGCCGGAGCTGAAGAACGTATCTCTGTACGATAAATTGTACACTGCATACTTCTCCGGTTCTTCGTCGTTCTCAAATTCGGGCATATAGCTGTAAAAATGCTCAAATACCGCCGAGAGTGCCGAATCAATCTTTTCTGTTATCATCGTCAGCCTCCTCTTGCCAGTATCAGCTTTATATGCAGGTCGCTGTCGGCCGCTCCGGTTGTTTCGACGTGGTACCGCCTGCCGTCAATCTGTACGACAGACTGACCGCTGTATTCACGTCTCCACATATACACCGTAAGTTCCGACTTGTACCCTGCTGTTTCGGCGGCATATTTTGCCGTTACGCCAGGTTCGGAAACCTTTGCGTATACGGTCTTTACCGCCCTGTCCGCTTTGCCCTGCGAGCCGTTTTTCTGCTCGGAGGATATGAGCGTGATTTTTCTGTTAAATGTCATTCTCATTCACTCCGTTCAGCAGATTTATGCTGTGCAGAGCGAGTATCTGAGCGGTCACGGGGTTCTGCGACGCTCTGTCGGACGAGAAGTCACGGGAGGAATACATATCGTTTATAAGCACTAAGTAAGCCACCGTGATGTCCTCGTATTCGTCTATCTGAGTATCGTCAAGCCCCGTATAGCTCTTGATATAGGATTTCGCCGCTCCGGCACAGATTTCAAGCATTCCGTCCTCGTCATCGCTGACACCGCAGAATGCCTTAATCTTTGCGCTTGTTACCTCGCTTAGCTTCACTTTTCTCCTCCTTTTCCGCAGGCACTATGTACCCGCAGGAGAGCAGATCAGTCAGCACAGCTCCAGCAGGGAGCTCACGCTCCTCGCCTTTTATCATGCTGACAGTACCTGAAAAGTTAGTTGTTGCCTTTACCTTCATAGGTTATTAGCCTCCTGCCTTTTTCATCTTAAGAGCGGCTATCTTCTGAGCATTCTCGACCTTTGCATCAATCTCCACCCATGCGATAACGCCGACAGCGTGCTGTGTTGCGTACTTTTCGTTAAGGATCTGGATTGATACGTCCTCGGAGGTCTTAACTGCAAGGCCGCTCATATCACCGTAGTAGATAGCTGTCTTTTCGGAAGCAATAGCCGATACGCTGTCGGTTGTGTATACGGGCTTGCCGAAAAGCGTATAGCCCCACTTCGCCGTTGCGTCGGGATTAAGGATATATCTGCCCTCGTTGTCCTTGAGTTTTCTTATAGCGGTTCTTGTAGCTTTGTTCATTATCCAGCAGGCATTGCCCTGGTACACGTCGGGGATGGTTTCCTGCAGGTCGATAAGTTCGTCTGCCGTGATAGCTGTTGCCGATGCAGTTGTTACCACCTGTGTAACGCCTGTGGCAAGACCGTCTATCTTACTTGCTGTGCCGTTGATAAGCTGGTTTTCGATCCACTTTGCCGCCGCAACCGAAACCTCGTTTATAACGTATGAAACGATGTCAAACTGCGAATTGTTGATAAGGCTTCTTGAAACCTTAGAGAGCGCACCTGCAAGATAGCCCTTAAGCTCGATGCTGAGGAACTTACCCGATGTGCTTGCAAGGTCCGTAAATTCTGTGGCATATGCCATTGAGATAGCCTGCGTTTCTTCGTCATAATAGGGGATCGAGAGAGTACCTGCAAGCGTGTATCTTGTTGCCATCTGATAAATAGGGCAGATGTCGATAACCTTACGGATTATCTTATTTGCGATAGTCGCAGGGATAACTGCGCCGTTATCGCCCTTTGTCAGATTGACATCATCTCTTGTTTCGACTATCTGACCTGTTCGCAGATAGTTTTCGAAGGCTCTTGTTTCCGCCTGCTCCTTGTCGGTTGCTGTGCCGTCTGACTTTGCAGAGTTCAGATTAAGAGCGTTCTGCTCCTCGATTGAGCGGATTGTCTTATTCAGCGCTTCGACTTCCGCCTTCTTAGCGTCATAGTCTGTCTGCTCCTCTGCTGTCATCGCCCTTGTTTCTGCTGTAGCCTTACCGCAGAGTGACTTCATATCAGCGATAAGAGCATTTCTCTTTTCGATGAGTGCTTTTAAATTCATACTGTTTCCTTTCCGCCGGATTATTCCGACATAAGCTGTAAGATTTCTATTTCCTTGCTGTAATCGGGGATAAACTCCCGGATTTCGTCTGTTACCTCGACCGTATCGTTTCCGGCACTGCGCTGTTCCGTCACGGTCGTTTCTTCGCCCCTCGTTTCTATTGACGTGGCGATGTATGCAGGATTGCGGTTGAGGATTGACACCTCGTGCAGTGTCAGCCCTGTTATCATTCTGCGCTGTACACCCTCGTCACACGGCTCAAGGTGTGCCTGCGCTCCCGAAAAGCCAAAGCTCCACCCTGTCAGATGTCCTGCTCTCGCTTCTGCGATCACTTCTCTGTCGGTAATGTCGGCTTCTGCGTGAAGTCCGATGGTGTCCTCACGCAGTTTAAGCGTTCCGTCTGTTGTGTCAAGCACCTTGCTGTGGTTGAATCTCAGTTCGACCTTTGGATGATCCTTAAGGCTTTTTGCAAACGTACCGCTTACGATACGCTCAACAAACGGCGTTGTCATACCGGGTGCCATTGATGCAGGAAGCTGCTTGCTGTCACGCTCAACAGCGTTTACATATCCGCTGATGTGCATAAGATCAGCGGAACGGATTTCGATTTTCATTTTTATCACTCCTTTCTGTGTTGTGGGTATAAAAAAGCACCCGTTAAGGTGCTTCATTCCGATGTATCAAAGATGTAAACATTTTATTCCATATTCAACACAGCAGACATGTTCTATTCGGCAACCTCTTGCATTTTCCCACCCAGGGCAGAACACGGCAATATCTGCTTCGGAAAGAAGCTCAAGCGACTTACCGAGAAACCACAGCGGTTTAGCTTCCGCAGGAGCAGACTGGAAAAATGAATCGATTACCTCAACATCTTCTTCATAAAACTCTTTTACTGTATTTATGGTTTTATGCCTTTCCTTAGTGATTTCCGTGTCTGACTTACCTTTCATAGGCTGTGAAATAAATACTTTCATTTTTATTTTCCTTTCTCCAATTGATTGTGGGTATAAAAATACCGCCCTTTTTAAGAGCGGTAAAATTATTAAGTTTGCTTGTATTTGCGCCGAACTTCACAAAAAACGGCTGTTTTTGTGAAGTTCGTGTTAAAATCAGCTGTAATTGCAAATAAACTCTGCAAATTAACATTCGGCTTTGTTAAGCCGTTTGTTATATCAGCAGCATAATCTGTGCAAGTTAAAATGAAGTGCAATCAATTGCACACGGGTATAAGAAAACCGCCCTTAAAGAGCGGTCGTCATATTCAATTTACAGTCAGCTGACTGCCGATAAGCACTTGCGCCGCCTGTGAAATAAGCGGGAGTGTGGTAGCGCCTGCATTTTTCAGCATTGCCTTTACCTTTCTCCACACCTCAGGCTCACGGATGTTGTCAAGATACTCATGCCCGCTGTATGTGATACTGCTTACAGCGCCGTCTATAAAATGTCCTGCCGCAAATTGAAGAGCGGCATTTATATATCCGGCTTCTTTCAGCTTCTCTATCGTATAAAGAATTTCATTATCTTCATACTTGGGGAGTTGCTCAAATATCGTTTCAACAGTCAGCGGATTTATATTAAGCTCCTCGTCAATCGTCTTGCTTTTCTCAACAGTAAGCAGTACACTGCGGACGCAATCATAATTCAGTTTCATTCTTCGTCCTCGTCATCTTCCCATTCAGAAGCGCAGGGAGGTAAACCGTCCGGAGTTATCTTATCAAAATACTTGCACGTATCTTCGACTGTTGCTTTTGGATTTTTTTCTAAATAATCTATGACTTTATCTGCCGTCTGATACTGCTCAGGGGCTTCAAGAAGGCAGATAAAACTCATATATATATCATAATTTTTACGTGAAGCGTCATCGTTTGGCGGGTATATATATTCAGGAATTGTATCTGCAAAACGTTCTATAATACGTTTTTGATATTCTGATTGATATTTTCCGTACAGTTCTTCTTTTTTCATAACTAATTCTGTCTCCATTTCTTTCGTATAATTATGCCGCCCTCTCCGTCTGATTCTGCTTTATAACGATACTTGCCTTTACTTATATATCCACTTTCTCCTTTTTTGCTACTCGGATAAATGGTATTAAACTCCCCACATAGTTTACTGTAAGTTTTTGCTCCCACTTTTATACCGCTGTGATTTCTCTGCGGTGACGGCGCATATTTTGTTTTAGCCTGCGGCTTATAAACCATTGTTACCGTACCGTCCTCGCTTACCGTAACGGATTTGATCGCACCGCCGCCCTTACTTGCAAACCGCCCTTTTTCATCGTGCTTATCGTTGTATCTCTTTTCTGCTATTATATCACCCTCACCGCAGTTTTGCAAGCCCTCATCATCAATTTTAGCGTGGCTGTCGGTATTCGGCGTGTATATCTGCCTGGTCTTAGGGTCGTAGAGCACATCATTAAGTCCGAGCTTGATAAAGTCAAGTCCGAGCGGCGCAAGGTTTTCCTTGAAGCGTATCTCGTCAGGCTGTAAGAAATTCGCCGCAAGACCTATCTGGTATGCCTGATAGCGTGTCAGAATATCAGCCTTGAGCAGTTCAGAAGTATCTATGACAAAATACTTACTATGCTTTTCTTTCTCAAGCAGCAGCGCCCTGTTGAGTGCCATTTCAAACGCAGACACAACAGGCAGTACGGCTGTTCTTATGCTGTTGATATACGTTCTGTCATCGGCTCTGCCCGACAGCACATCGGGAGATAAGCCAAACAGCATTGCTATCTGCTCTGCATTTGTCACCTTGTTCTGATTTAACTGCATCTCAACGGCGGTGGAACTGCTTTCCTTGAAGTCGAGCCCGTTCTGCAGTATCATCATACCGTCACCGTTGTTACTGTACAGCTTTTTCCACGCTTCACGAATTTTTTGTAATGCGTTATCGTCTACTCTTTGCTCAGTGCGCAGAAAGCCCTTCTTGTTACCGCCTCTGCGGCTCATCGCCTTTTCGAGCTGTAACAGCATATAGCTTGATGTCAAGAGTGTGGGATTTTCGGCGAGTATGCTTACTCCCTTTCCTCCGTCAACGCTGTTACGGCTGAGAATAACGAAATCCCACGGATTGTACACTCTTCCGTCAACGAGCATACGGAGCGTCTTATAGATAGCGTCCGAATTTTTCTCCACACTTACGGCGCTGTCACGGACATATCTGAGAGCCGACACCTCGTTTCCGCTCCGCTCTATGTGCATATATCCCGTTCCGTCAAGTAGCATATCACGGATAACCGCACGCTTGATTTCTGTCGGATTAAGCGTATCGCCTGATTCTTCATTCAGCAGATACAGGCGGTTATCTTCTGTGATTTCCGCCGCCGTCTGATCTTCATCGTTGCTGTTATACAGCCTTATCGGCAGGCTTGCTATTGTGCCGGCTATAAAATTAACAGCCGCTGAAACCGCAGGGATCTCAAGTGCCTGTTCTCGTGTTATATCGCTTATCTGCTTAAGCCCGAAAGCAACTTCAATGTCTGTGCCTTCAGTTTCACGTCTGAATATCTTATCAAACAACTTCATTGCTCTCACCTCCCTGTAATATCTTCATTAAAACGTCATCTTCGGAATTTTCTGCCTGCTTCGGTATTGCTCTGATAGCGGAAAGTACCGTCCAGCCGTTTTCCTTTTCAATGTCGCTCATCATTTTTCGCTTTTGCATTATTATCTTATCAAGGTCGGCTATCTTGGCAAGAGTTCCGGACATCAGTTTTGTAAACTTCATCAGCTCATCGCCTGTTATTTCCTCATCCGATAAATTATTAAAAGCTATCTCAATCTTTGACAGCACTGCTCTCTGTGTTACTGAGTCCGCTTTGACAGCGTTTACTTCGCTGTACAGCTCGCAATATCTGTTGATGCTTGCACCATACAGCGCATCATTCTTCTGTATCGTGCTGAGCAGTTTTGTCAGCCGCAGGTACTCCTTGTGCGCTACCAGATCAGCCTTTACACAGTCACGCTCGAAGCACCTCTGCCCTGTGAGCATAGCCGCTTCAGCTTTCTCACGGGCTTCTTTTTCTTTCTTTGTCCTGTGTCCCGCACAGTTTTCTATTGTTTTTGCTCCTCTGGGCATATACTCACTCCTCTCAAAGTCATATCGGGAATATATCGTGTAAAGAGGTGGCGGTCAGATGTCAGACCGGGACCCCTTAGAAACCACAAGGGTAGGGGGTACACTATATGTTGTGGTGTGAAAAATCGACGGTACAAGTCATAGTTGCCAGTTCCTGCCTGCTGATATGCCCACGCTCTGCCGCTTCGTGATGATAGCGACATAGCGTTATCAGGTTATCATTATCAAGTCTGCAATCATAGTCGACCTTAAGCGGTACGATATGATGCACAGACAGGTCCGTGCTGTTGATAATGCCTGCCGACAGACACACCCTGCAGCAATGACCGTCACGCTCAAGTATTTCATCGGCTTTTCTGCGCCATATCTTGCGGTTACGAAACCTGTCGGCTTCGCTGTCCCGTATCTTCTGTGTATACTTTATCCCGGCTGTGCATTCTCCGGGCTTGTGTATCTTGCCACATCTTGAACATGCTTTTAACATAATTTATGATATAAGAAAAGCACCCTTTGCAGAGTGCTTGAAGTATTCGTCACCGTCCGCACGAAAGAATCAGAAGAACGGACGGCTTGACTAAGAAAAAGGAGGTCAAATGGATACTCTTGTACGCATAATTGACAGAAAAGGTGACCTGGCGGCTTATTAGCCGCTCCTCGGTCACTACGCTTTCGCTTCTTTTCTATCGTAATCATACCACAGATGCAATAGGACATTCAAGGACATCTTGCACCCTCAGAAGTGCTTTACCGTGAAGTCGGCATATCTGCTTATATGAGTAATGCATCTCACAGGCAATATACTCAAATGTCTTACAGTTTATGTACCGTGCTATCAGTATCAGCCTTAACCGCTCGTCAGTCACTGCCGATATAGTATGCTCTATCTCTGCTTTAACACGGATAAGCTCATCTATCTCTGTGTTTATCTCCTGCTCCAGTGTTGCAATTTTTGCAACAGCCGTACCCACCTTGTCAGACACCCCGCTGCTGTGTCCTCCGCCCGATGACGGCGATATGTTCGTTGCAAGCTCCCGAAGCTGTCGTTGCTGATCTATCTTTTGATTTATGCGTATGTTGATAAAGTGATAGCGTGATAGGTATTCTTTAGCGGTCATTAGCATTCTCCTTGCCGATAAAGGTTTCCTTCAAATCGATAATCTGTCCGTTTTCAACACGCTCTGTTGCAGTATGAATATTTACCACTGTGCGATTTTTATCAATTTTCCGCTGACCGACAGCGGTAACCGTTATCGCTTCATCATAATAATCGGGTAGTATTAGTGTTACTGTTTTCATTGTGCCCCTCCTCTTCCCGAACCGCCTCATCGCAAAACTCTTTTGCAGAACAGCCTTTGCAATCTTCTGCTATTGGCTGTCTACAACAAAAACCGCACTCTTTTACTAAAGCAACTCTGTCTTTCGAATCTGACCAGTCCATTTCTGTTTTACCTTCGACGTAATACTTGTCCATTTGCGGTACTCGTCTTACTTCAATATCGCAGATATTTGCGTCTTTACAGCAACTTGTGCATAGCGCAAGCGATTTTGCTTTGTCTCGTGTTTCAGCAAAGACGACTGTTGCTCCAAAATTAACAGTCTCTTTTACAAACCAAGCTTTCATCATGCTATCTTCTCCAATTACCTCCGCTATCATATTATCCATAAGTTCCTCAAGCTCCTCTGGCGATATTCTGTAAGTTACAACGCTTGTGCCAAGTAATGTCGTTGTCGATTCACTTGCCGTCTGCCGAAAACGGCAGACAAACTCTCTGATTGTGTCTGCGTTGCTTCTGTCAGGAATTTTGCGCTCACAGAACAGGCAGGTTTCGGTCGCGGGTTTGCGTTTAGCCATTGTTTGCCTCATAATGTATCACCACCAATTATTTCTTTCTTGATCATAGCAAGATATGTATCGACAATTTTTTCCCATTCCGCAGACGTTTTGTCGATTTCTGCTTCTTTTGCAAATTCTTCAACTATCGGCTTTATGCAGTTCAGAAAAATATAAAACCGTACTACGCTTCCAAGGTTTATATTTTCTTGTATCTGTGCATCTAAAGATCCTTTCGGAAGCGTTATCAGCATATTTACTTCGTTTTCGGTCAAAAACTGATCAATAATTTTACCAAGCGTTTCGATGTTCAATTTATCAAATTTTTCCATCTTCTATACCTCCATAATCCGTATACCTGCGATCTCTTCGCCGCATATTTCGCAGTAATGTTTAATCATTTAAATTTCTCCTTTCAAATCCTTCCTCGCCGGTCATCAGCTCGATACACCTCAGCGCAAGCATCAGCTTGACATCGTGATTTCTCGTGCTGTTGATCTCACATCTCAGCTTATCCGACTTTCGTATATTCTCCTGGTATCCGACCTCCGCCTCGTGATTTTTCCGTGTTTTGTCTGCGTCCTTGCGATAATCACAAAGATATGCGTCCTTACGCTCTTTGCAAAGCCCCTTCGGAAGCTGACCGCTGCGGTAGATACTGCCGAGCTGTGACAGCTTATCGAAGTATTTATACTCGGCAGGCGGAAAGTCGGTATAATCAAGCGTGTTTTCGTATGCCATATGCTCCAGCCTTTCAAATGTTGCCGGATCGTTGAAATTTATCTTCTTCATAATCATTCGGTGTAAGGTTGTGTAGGGTTTTGCCCGTTTTCCAATACCCTTTATATATATTTATTTTTTTCATTTTCCGTATGAAAGGTTAGAAAAACCCTCAAACCCTACACCACTATACACCCTCCTTTCAGCTTATCGATATTCCAATGTAGCAATTACCGTTTTTTGCTCGCACTTTAGGATACTTTTTTGACAACTCAGCACCAAACTTCGTATTTGACATCTTGTATTCGTTATTTTCATCGCACCACTGCGCATACGCCGCATAAAGCACGTTAGCCTGTGCATAGCAGTCCTTGCCCTCTACGCACCTGTCCTCGACAAAAGCGGAGATAACGTCCATCTCCCTGCGGTACTCCTTAACCATAGCGATAACCGCCTTCGGCATATGCAGCCCCTCAGCCTGATACAGTACGCACCCCTCTACTGCCCAGCGGAAGATAGCGGGCAGCTCGCGGCACAGCTTGTATTTAAGACGAGGGTCTTTCTTTTCTTCGGGTATCTGTACAGTGAACGGTATCATATGCACTCTGCGCCAGATACCTGTGTCTGTACCTCTGATTATCGGCTTGTGGTTTGTTGCCATCCATAATTTAAATTCGGGCTTGAACTCGAACTCATCACCGTACAGCTTACGGGCAGTAACTATATCGTCGCCTGTAAGCTGCTTCAGCAGACCTTCATTGATACGCACGCCCTCGTTAGGCTCTACCGATGTAACAAACCTTGCACCTTTAAGACGTGCTATATCACTGTTTATGGCACTGCTCTGATTACTGCGTACCATAATCGTTTCCGGCTGGATATTGCTTGCGTAGTCGCCCATAATGGCACGGATAATATCAAGAAATGTTGACTTACCGTTTCTGCCTGTGCCGAACAGGAAGAATACACACTGCTCCGCTGTCGAGCCGGTCAGCGAATAGCCGACCGCCTTCTGAACGTACCGGATAAGGTCCTTGTCGCCGCCGAATATCTCGTCAAGAAATTTCAGCCACTGTGGGCAGTCGGCATTGCTTGTGTACTCAGCCGACGTGATACGGGTAAAGTACGCTTCCGGCTTATGCTCACTCAGCGTACCGCTTTTCAGGTCAAGAACGCCGCTCGGAGTATTAAGCACCATCTTGTACTTATCCATCTGTGCCGGCACTATCGGGACGTGGTGCTGTGCTTCTTTAAGCATTGCCGATTTTGACTTGTTGCTTCGGCTCGACTTCAGGTGCTTTTCAAAGTTCTTTGCCATATCACCGCCGTCATCAGCGTCCATCTGCTCATATGCCTTTGCTTCTGCCTTCATCGCAAGTACCGCCTTATCGGCTATGCGCTCTATCGTTCCGCTGTTGTCGTAGCACCACTTTCTGCCGTCATAATACAGCCAGCGTTTATCTATATAGCTGTAG